AACGACCTTTTACGCACAACTGCGGGTGTTATCACGGACTCTGCGCCGAAGTGTGAAACCAAAGTAGTAATGTGATGGCCGCGCCGAAGTGCAAAATTGATAGCAAAGTGCTAAAGTTACGCGAAAGTGCGTATATAATAAGACTTATTGATAGTATATCACACTTTTGCGGGGTTGTCAAGAGATTACATCACATTTTTGCAGAAAATTTGCGTTTATTTGACCTAATTTCAGCACCCGCATCGAGGTTTCGCGTCCCGCCCCCCGAATTAAAGTGTGTTTTTTACCAATAAATGCGATGTTTTTATTGACACAAGGTTATACTCCGAGTATAATATATGTAATGAAAAAAATAATAGAAAGCAAGAAAGAGAACTGGCAATGTATGTTAGACACTCTGGAGGCAGTAGGCGACCAACTCAACAGTCGAACCTATCGATTTATCAAAGGCGAGTTAATATGCTGTGCAGTTGAAGAAGCGACAGGTATGGAGTATGTTGACGAAGTAGGTTATGACCTAGTGGACAGCGAGGGGATAAGATATGAGTGTCGAAGTCAAATCAACACTTTCTATAAAACAAAAGACTGCACGAGAAGAGGAATCGTATTGAAGAATATGTTGAGTAGTGAAACTAACATCAATACAGAACTTGGATTCGATTACCTAATCTTAGTGCAGTCCGATGTAGATGATTTTAGAGTTGCTGTCGTAGACAGGAATGTATGTGAAAGCAACTTATATCAAGTTGATGGACAACTGAAACTGAACAGTATCCCAGTAGAGCATTGGGTAATCGGTAAAGGGGACTTATCAACACGCAATGTAGATAGTATTAAATTAGATTTAAAACCTGCATTTGTCAAGATAATTCAAAGTTTTTCTTGACACAAGTAGTCAAATCGAGTATACTATATATATTATGAAAAAAGATACAAAACCACAAAAAACACTCTCACAGAGAATAGCGTTCAAGTGGTGGTGTATCAAGTATGATTTAAACCAAATGCTAAATAGGGAGAAAGACATGGCATCAGCAAAAAATTACACAGATGAAATGGTCAACACAATGACCGAACAATACTCTGCAAATCCTACCAGAGAAACAGTAGACGCATTAGCAGACCAGTTTGGCAAAACTACAAGAAGTATTATTGCTAAACTTTCAAGAGAGGGAGTGTATGTAGCACAACCTAGAACAACTAAAACAGGCGAACCTGTAATCAGCAAGTCAGAATTAGTTGCTCAAATATCCGAACACTTCGGAATTGAAATGCCTACACTAGTCAAAGCAGGTAAACAAGACCTACAAAGATTAGTCGATGCAATCAGTCAGTAGTATAAATCTGACCGAGTGGTTGGCGATACCAACCTACTTTAGTCAGGGCGACAAACCTAGTCAAGGGAAGTGTCTACGGAAGCACACCTGATGAGGAAGTGGTTGGTTCGACTCCAACCCCTTGACTAAAGTATAAATCACAATATACCCGTTGGGGTTGAGAGATGGCGTCCCAGTGTGGACTAGAACTAAACTTCCCTCACCCCACCTTTTCGAAAAATAAATCAAAATTTTTCTTGACAAAAGGTTAAACATCGGATATAATATATTTATATTCTGAAAAAAGAAAACAACAGCGACCACCACGCTCTAATTGGTGGGTAGACTGACCTCACAGGATTCTTAAGGATTGAGGCGAGTAATTTGACGCTCCTGTAAAGAGATATTTTGCGTAATAAAAATAGGGTTTACAGTCCATTGACTCATGGGGAAAGAGTAAGTGCAATGCTTATGCAGTAAGTCTAGTAAGTCGGCAGTAAGTCCAAATTGAAGTAGGCAAACGCGGAGCAATTAGTCATAAGTTCCCACTTATTGAGTAGTGTGTCGGCACTTTAAAACCATCGGGATTCTCTTTGACGACCAGATGTAAAACAGGTAGTGCAAAGCGCGATTGACGGGTAGATACAGCGAGAATATCACCTAGTGTTAGTGCTTCTAACGCTCGACTGTGGGGAATACGCCAACGGTGTGGAAAGGGTAGCAATACCTCAGTAGGATACTTAGTTACAACGCAGTCCAAAGAAGAAAGTAGTTATTCTAAGCATATCTTTAATTCGCTTAGGAGTTTGTTGGAGTTCTCGACCAAACCAACACTATTTAATGAAAGGTGTAGGTTGACTACGCGAGTCGTAATTAAATGCCGACCTACCATTAAACGGGCAAAGCAGAGCGAAATGAGCAGTGCACCCTACCATACAATCATTCGAGGTATGCAGTAAAAGAATCCAAGATTGTAGTAAGTGTAGATTCGACCGAAGTTCGTAATATCCTCTGCCTCTATCCCGAACCGAATAGATACTGAAGCAATACATTTAGGTAGCATAACAGTATCAAGTCTACGGGAGTGCACACCTGTTAGGCGAAACGCAGAAAACCAGTCAATCGACTTAGGTTTTTGGGGAGCAAAGTAGTAGGGCAAGTCCCACGCTTTGCTCTCTTTTTTTAGTCTTAATATTCTATACATCAAAATTCTGAAGATAATTTAAAATAGTTCTTGACAAGTATGTTCAAATCGAGTATAATATATGTATGAAAAAAGATAATAACATTGTAGATAAGAAAGTAAAGCAACTACTTGATATGAATGAAGTAGAGAACATAATGTTTTGGGAGATACTCGATGCATTTGTTAGAGCAGATATCAAGAAAGCACAAAACCTTGAAACATCTTTGGGTTTCGCAATACAGGATTATTTACTTCAAAAGACCGAGCAATCGGAAGGAGAGCAGTCATGCCAGTAAAGTTCAAAGACGATTATAAAAAATACGACAGAGCAACTAAGAAAACAACTGTCGAGAAGTATTACATCAAAAATACACCAAAGCAAGAACTTATTGATTACATCAATGGTTCATACGCTAAACCAAAAATAGTGCAGAAGTGCAAAAATGAATTAACCCGTAGAGGTATCAAATTAGTATGGAAAACTAAGGAGAGAGTGTAATGAGATGGGGTAAAACAACAACACATTCTTCAACACGCAAGTGCACATCACAAGGTGTTGGTGGTAGAGGTAGAGGCACGAAAGTAGCAATGTCTACAATGAATAAAAGTAAAAAGCGTTCACACAAAAAGTATAGGGGGCAAGGCAGATGATGATAGCATATTTAACACAGCAAGATTATAAAACTTTCCAACGCAAAGTAAAGACTTTGGCAGAGAAAGGAGTTAAGTTAGATTTCGATGTATTTTCGAAGAACAAAAGAAAAGTGAAAGTAGTCCTAAACAAAGAGTATGATTTCGATGAATTGGACAAACTTTCAGGAGGTGTAGTGTAATGTTATTTCTCAATGCAACAGATAAGTGGTTAGACGAAAGACGACATGACCAAACTACAGAAGGAAAGTGGGTTAGAAAAGAGATTCAACGCAGAAAAATGGTTGGATACTGTGACGGCACTGCCATTGATAGAGGATTCGATGGCAATGGCAACCCAAAGGAGAACCCATATGAAGTGTAAATGGACAGGATATGGTTATCCTAAAGTAGAAAAACGAAGTATGATTTCGAAGATGAACGACACGATTTGGGCACCATTTGATAAAGATGACCCAACAGAGTGGATACTGATAGGTTTCGGTATCGGAGCAGTAGTAATATTAACATTAGTAGGAGTATATGAATGGATTTCACAATAGTAGTATTAGTAGCAATGTTCTTAGTGTATATGTATTTCAACGACAACGACAACGACCGATTCAGACATTAGTCTGTCGGTCGTTTTTTATTTAGGAGTAAAGTAATGGGTAAGATAATACAGTTCCCAAACAAAGAGAAAAAGGAAGGCGATTTAATCCGTAAGGAGATGGCATACCTTGAAGATGTTCTCAACGAGAAGTTAGCAAAGTTGCAGGAGTTGAACGAAGATGTCCTAGACCTGTCGGTCATGTATGAGGACTTGCTTAACGAATTGTGTGAACTACATGGTATAGAGATAAAATATCCACCACAAGTGGATATAGATAGTAATGATTTTGATAAGGAGTAAGTATGGAATCGATTAATATAGACGACTACGCAAGATTTGTAGATACAACTACCTCTAACACAAGTAAGGATACGACCAAAATGTGTGATAGAGTAGAATATCTACGAGGAACTTACTCTATGAAAGGCGGCGAAGTGATTGACCAAGATATAGATATGGCAAGACTAATGACTGCACTCATAGGTATGTTAGCAGAGAGTGGAGAGTTTGCAGAAGTAGTCAAGAAAAAAGTATTTCAGTCAGATAGTAAGTTCAAATCTGATGAAATATTCCACATGAAAAGAGAACTTGGAGATGTCCTTTGGTATTGGTGTCAAGGTTGTATCGCACTTGGATTCACACCACAAGAGGTAATGAGAGAGAATATTAACAAACTCGAAAAGCGATATCCTAATGGTTTCGAGGTAATACGTAGTGAAGTGCGTGAGGAAGGTGATATATAATGGCAAATCATGTATATTTTCATATAGATGTAGATGTAAGAGAAGATGAATTTAACAATGCATTTAAAAGTGAGGAAGTAGAAACACAATGGGGTAAGAGAATTGATTTTCTTAGTATGGAACATCAACCATTTTATAGTCATGTAGACAAAACATTTGATGAAGATGGTTGGTTAGAAGGTAGTTTTGATTGGTATTGCAATAATGTAGGGGCAAAGTGGATAGATGTAGAAGAAGCAAACGATGGTTTTGTCTATGGACATTCAGCATGGAGTCCACCAATAGCATTTGTTGAGAACTTAGTTCATTATCTAAGTAATAAAGTTGACAATGAAGTAAACGCTACTATGACTTATGAAGATGAGTTTAGAAACTTCGTAGGTAAAGTGTATGTTCAATCATATTACCATGACGGTGATGTAGATGAAGAAAAATGGTATGCAGTTGCTGGAGACCCTATCGAAACAGATGGTGATGAGTTAATGGAACAAATGTTAAATGACTATCCTTTTCTAAGAAAAGAGTATGAAGGCGATGACTTTGATTGGTTCGAATTATATAAAGATAAAGAATCAGATGAAAAGATTTGTCCTAGTGAATTAATGGACGACTATGTTCATAACTTTATGGAGAACAACTAATGGGACAGTTCGAAGATAGAGTTCAAAAACAAAGAGATTTGCTTGCTGCAGAAGAGTGGGCAGATGGTGTGGCACAGATTCATGTGCATAGATTAAAGTCACTGTGGTATGAAACAAGACCACAAGACACTGATGATGGTAAGGTTATGGACACGATTTATAATGATGGTCTGATAGAAAGACACCTACCAGATGGTGGAGTAGTATTTCTAGGTAAAAGATTAAAAGGTAAAGACCTAGTAGATAAGTGGAGTAAACACAATGCGGACATCAGATAAAGAAGATAAGATGGAATCAGACTTCTACAGTTGGGAACAAAAGTATGGAACTGATGAAGCAATAGAGTATGCAGCAGACCAATGGGGTTTGTCTACATTTAAAGTAAAAGAATTAATTGAAAAATGGGAGAACTTTTTATGGCAGTAAATTATACTGAAGAACAAGTAGACTTCATGATTAACCAATACAATGAGACACCAACTAGAGAAACAGTCGAGAGATTGGCAGATGAGTTGAATAAGAGTATCAAATCGATTATTGGTAAGTTAAGTAGGGAAGGAGTCTACAAGAAAACCGAATACTTAACAAAAACAGGAGAGAAACCTATAACAAAGAGAGAACTAGTGGACAATATAGCAGACAAGTTAGATATAGATGTCACAGCCCTAGCGGGGTTAGAAAAAAGTCCAAAGTTGGCTCTTAAAAAACTAGAGGAGAAAGTAAATGCAATCGTTAATTAGACCTAAATTTGATAAGCCAAAGGCTTTATATTACTTTCATTATTATGTAGGAATGAAAACCCCAGTGGGTGTGATAACTAGGATAAGACATTCTAGTAGTAGATATTATATGTGGGTAGAAACACCCGAGTGGATAGGAAAATCAGGAGAGTTATATGAGATTTTGCAGAATAGTAGAAAGCGAAAAGACACTAAAGATAATTAGTGAGCATGGAAAGTATGCTAAGATGTTAGGAATTGCTGAAGATGCAAGAGGAATGGTTGCTAGACTAGACTTAGGAACAACAAGAATACGACTACCCATTCAGTTAGTAAGAGTGCTAAGTGATGAAGACATCGATAAAATTATTGCTAACGAGAAGAAATTGAGATAACTTTCCACCTCTCTCGTATAAATTACCTCACTTTATGTGGGGTTTTTTATTTTATGACTTAATTTGAATTGGA